CGCCTGTGCAGGTGGCGCCTGTGAAATCGATTTCTAAAGTCGTTTCACCTTGTATTAAAATTTGTACTTTGCAAGATGATTTTTGCATAGGTTGCGGTAGATCAACACGTGAGATAGCAGAGTGGTCTACTGCTTCAAAGAAGAGAAAGGAACAAATCCTTGAAAGATTACCAGATAGACTGCGAAGAATGTGATGAAACTTCTTATGTGGCATCATATAAAAAACCTGTTCACTGCCCGATCTGCGGTGCAGAAACAGAAGCAGAAGAAGTTCAATCCATGGGTTAGAATAAATAGCGAAAAGATGGATGACATAGAAAAGATGAACAAAGGTTTCAACGGAAAAACTTATAGTATAAACGGAATAGACGTAGACTTTTAATGGCAAAACCTAAATTTAAAAACCCTGTAGTTAATTGGATTGATTATCGATTAGGAATATTTTCTTTTTTAAATCATGAATTAACTGAATATCCTACACCAAAAAATTTAAACTACATGTGGAACTTTGGAAGTTTGGCAGGTATTACTCTTGTGATAATGATTATCACAGGTATTGTTTTAAGTATGCATTATACTGCTCATGTTGATTACGCTTTTGACAGTGTAGAAAGAATAATGAGAGATGTTAATCACGGTTGGCTTATAAGATACATTCATATGAATGGAGCCAGTTTCTTTTTCATAGTAACGTACATACATATCTTTCGAGGATTATACTATGGTTCGTATAAAGCACCAAGAGAGTTGTTATGGATATTAGGTGTGTTAATACTTTTACTTATGATGGCCACAGCTTTTATGGGATATGTTTTACCATGGGGTCAAATGAGTTTTTGGGGTGCAACAGTTATAACAAATCTATTTAGTGCTATCCCTCTAGTAGGAGAACAGTTTGTTACTTGGTTATGGGGCGGATTTAGCGTTGATCAAGCTTTATTAAATAGATTTTTTAGTTTACACTTTGTACTACCGTTCGTAATAGTTGGCGTAGTCATATTACATCTAGTCGCCTTGCATAGATTTGGTAGTAATAATCCGATTGGTATTGACATAAAAGGTAAACAAGACACGCTGCCTTTCCATCCATACTATACGATCAAAGACTTGTTTGGACTTGGAGTATTTTTAACTTTTTTCGCTGCAGCAGTTTTCTTCTTTCCAAACTTTATGGGACATCCAGATAATTACATTCCGGCTAATCCAATGGTAACACCAGCTCACATCGTGCCTGAATGGTATTTCTTACCGTTCTATGCCATACTAAGAGCAGTTCCTGATAAGTTAGGTGGCGTACTATTAATGTTTGGAGCAATAATGGTTCTGTTTATTCTTCCATGGTTAGACAGACAGCCTATTAGATCTTCACAATTTAGACCTTTATACAAAATATTCTTTTGGATACTGTTTGTAGACTGTATCGCACTAGGATATCTCGGTGCTATGCCAGCTGAAGGAATATACGTAACACTTAGTAGGATTGCAACTGCATATTACTTTATACATTTTTTAGTATTGTTACCTTTACTTCCAAAATTTGAACCGACAAAACCTTTGCCAATTGGAATAGGAACTCCAATATTTGAAGCAAGCAGTCCTCTTGTTTTAAAAGGCGCTGTTCATAAAAAAGAATAAATAAATGCATGTGGTATTATAATGACACTGTATTTGAATCAACACCAGAAGAGTTTCAAGGATTCGTATATCAACTTACCGAAGTTAGTTCTAACAAAAAGTATATTGGAAAGAAAAACTTCTGGAAACCTAAAACTCTCCCCATCACTAAAACACGTAAGAGACGCGTACGCACGCGTGTCGAATCAAACTGGAAAGAATATTACGGGTCGTCGAATGAAGTACGCAACCTTGTGGAAAAAAACGGCCAAGACAAATTTAAAAGAGAGATATTAAAACTTTGTAAGACCAAAGGAGAAATGTCTTATTATGAAGCAAAACTTCAGTTTGAAAACAACGTTTTATTCAGAGACGATTACTTTAATAACTTCATAGGCTGCAGGATACACGCAAAACACTTAACAGGTTAAGTGAAAAAACGTTTACAAATGCAAAAAAGTATGATAGAATATATCTATCAAATAAAACATTAAGGAGTTATTATGGGTATATTTGTAGGAAGGTTCGATCATATCAATACAGAAAAAGTTGCGACTAGACGCAGCAAGGCGTGGGTTGGAAGGTTTAATCCTTGTAATTCAAATGACATGCAAGAATATGAAATGGTCAAAGCTATTGTTAGAAACGTAAATTCAAGTACTAGAGATAAATTTAGACTTGAAAGAAAAGGTAGAAAGCCGATCAAAGGTTTTGTCTACGGCGGTAATCCTCGAGGTGGTATGAAAAATGCTACACTATGGGATGTATATATTTGGAGAAGACGTGAATCTAGATATCCAGATCCAACATGGAGTGAATACTCATGATTATAGTTGATTATAGTGGCATCGCTTTAGCGAGTATTATTATTAATAAAACTTTTGATGAAGGTATGATAAGACATATGATACTTAACTCATTAAGAATGTATCGTACTAAATTCAAAGATGATTACGGCGAACTTGTAATAGCTGTTGACGGCGCAAATAACTGGCGCAGAAAAGCTTTTCCACAGTACAAAGCTGGCAGAAAAAAAGATAGAGATAAGTCTTCTTTTGATTGGGGCGAGGCATTTAGAATACTTCATATGGTAAAAGACGAAATAAAAGAAAACTTTCCATATAAGGTTATTCATATAGATGGTTGCGAGGCCGATGATATTATAGGTACAATAGTTACTATGAATCCAGATCCAAACAGAGATTACAATCATGAAAAGATCATGATAGTATCTTCTGACAGAGATTTCTTGCAATTACAAAAGTACAAGTTTGTAAGACAGTACTCGCCTCTTCTTAAAAAAGAGTTAGTAGAAAAGAATCCTAGATTGTATTTACAAACTCATATTATTAAAGGTGACAAAGGCGATGGTGTACCAAATATCTTGTCTGATGATAATACTTTTGTCGAAGGCTTTAGGCAAACTCCTATGTCTAAAAAGAAGATAGATAATATTATACAGGATCTTGATGAAGGCGAATTATTATATGCAGCTTCTTGGTATCGTAACTATTGTAGAAATAAAAAGTTAATTGATCTTACTGAAACTCCAGAAGATCTAAGAAAAGAAATTATAAATAGTTATATAAAACAAGACGTTTGGAGTAATAAGTTTAAGACATTTAATTACTTAGTCGCTAAACGTTGCAATAATTTGATTGAAAGTGTACAGGAGTTTATTTCATGAAACAGTATGTTTACGAGGTTCTTGAAGAAGTAACTAAGGCTCGATCAAGAGATGAAAAAGTCAAGTTACTTAAACAGAACGAAAGTTGGGCACTTAAGGATGTAATAAGAGGCTCAATGGATTCTACAGTAATTTGGAACTTACCAACTGGCTCTCCCCCATATACTGCATCTCCAGCTCACCACCACCCTGCTAATCTTCTTAGAGAAAATACAAAGTTTAAATACTTTGTAAAAGGTGGTGCTGGTGACAAGATGCAAAAATATAAGAGAGAGCAGATATTCATAGGAATCTTAGAAGGTGTACATCCAGAAGACGCAAAGCTTGTTATTTCAATGATTAACAAACAAAACATTAAAGGTCTAACCAGACCTGTAGTAGAGGAGGCTTTCCCAGGTTTACTGCGAGACTAACTCTACTATCGTAGAAAGGCAGAAACATGGTACTAGAAAAACTTGTTAGAGATTTAGACATACACGCTTCAAAGTTAAAAAAGAAAGGTAGGATAAATCGAATGAATAGAGTTTTAAAGAAAAGAAACTTTATAAAAAAACAAATCAAGTTAACAAAAGTGCCGGAGGTATACATTTCGACTTAAAGACAAATATAAATATTTACAAGCGAACTAAATTATGTTATAATATTATTATTTAAAGGTGATACATGAATATTTTTATACTAGATAAGAATCCCGTTAAAGCAGCTCAAATGCTTTGCGATCGGCATATTCCTAAGATGATTGTGGAATCTGCTCAAATGCTCAGCACTGCACACAGGCTACTTGACGGTAAGCCAGAGAAACGTAAGTCTCGGTCTGGAAAGACTATTCAAACTTACTACTCTTTCGGCGACATCCGT